ATTGCGAATGAGATAGTAGGCTTGTAAAGCTTCCAGCGGCATTCCGAGTCTAATCATTATATTTCTCTCAATTTCCTGAGTAAATGCATTCTGGCAAGAGTCGAACTGAGTACCATCCATATATCCACCTATAGCAGATTTAGGAACAGTGCCCATAGCTACTTTCACCTTCTCAATGAGTTCGATTTGGGTCAACCTATTATTGAAAACCGCGTTGGGCTTAAGAGATCTCGCAAATCTTCTACTCATTATACGCATTAGAGTGTGAAACAACGCTACTACTGTTGGATCCCATGCTGAAATACCTTGCCCAGCTTTGCTGGCATCGGTATCATGAGATCTCGAGACCTTAAATATTTCCTTCATGAAGAAGTTAATACGCTTGTGATCGAAGGTCGCGAAATCACGTACTCTTTCAGGATAATGTTTCTTAATGGCATCGGTTAATGCTTCATTCAAGACTTGAGATTCTTCGCACGAGTCCTCGCTGATTCTTTTCATGTACTTATGTGCGAAGTTGTCAGAAATCTTGCGGGCTAGAGCTTTGGAAGCTGCTGTTAGTTTGATCCCTTTTGACGATACGTATCTAGTATGAGCGGTACGTAACTCCTGCGCAGGGCAACTAGCAAGGAAGTCAATACCCTGCGAGTGCATGTACCTGTGCCTAGATATTTCATCTTGGAGGGGTCTTTTTGATTTGTTTAGAGGTTGAATTAGATTTGGGACGTTGACAGAAGCTCTACTTTTCAGCATTTTCGTTGTGAGATTAGATATATTGAGCGGGGTGAGGGAACCGTATTCTTCAGCAGAACTCTGGAGATTGGACCTTACATCAACTATGTCCTCTACAAGTTTAAATCCATCATAAGGTCTTATCCCAGTAGACTCGGCAAAGAAAGACCTCTCGTCTGGAACAGAGATCTCCTGGTAAGATTCGTCAGCAGGTTTTATATAATGTGTGGTTAGATCTAAATAGGACTGAGGTACGGGGTTAAAGACACCGGGGTTCGGTACCAATGTTAGACCACCAGCTAAGTTACGATACCATTCAGCAATTTTTCGTGCTCTTTTTACAGTTGTATCATAACTAGGATGCTGCGGTAGGAAAGCATGGGCGTGAAAGTCTTTGATGACG